GGGAACTTCTTGTGAACCCACTTTTGCAGATGCCACCATCTGATTTAGCATAACATCCATTTCCTTTGCTGCTGCTACTGGATCAGATAAATCCACCCCAAATTGATTCATTGCGCTTGATGCAGAATTAGAAGCTCCTACCAAGTCTCCGTGCATTGTCTCACTTAATAAGGCGACGCTATTACCCATCATATCTAGTGCAACTGGGTTTTTGGCAATTTCGGGAGTTAGTTTTGAAAGCAAGAGCGTGTAACTCTTTACGCTTTCGGCAGCATCACCGCCAAAATCAGCGGCACTTTCCCTAGCATTACTTCCAATAGTTTTTAAATCAGCTCCTACAACTCCAGTTATGGCCGATAATTCTTTAAGCGATGCATCATAGGCATAAGCGCCATCCGCACCATCCAGCAACGGCTGTCCTAAATTGGTTATGGCTTGTGCACCTGCCTGAGCGGCTAATAATTTCAAAGAAGTATTTGATTTTTCAAAAGCTTTTGCACCTTCATTGCCCAGCTTTTCTAACTTATCATCAACACCACCAATAGCCGTTTCGAGTTTGTCAACGCCTGCCGTAACCTCCTTTACGGGAGCGGTCATTTTGTCGACTAGTTCTAATATCCAATTGGTTTGTTGATCTGCCATTATTATTCACTCTCAGGTTTTCCACCAAAGATTTTTGCTAAAATGTTAGTTTGAATTTCTGCATCCAATGTTTTCAAGTACATGGCCTCTTGGTAGAGTTGCGCCCATTTTTGTATAGAAAGTTTCCGCGGTTCGATATGAAAAGCCCCTCGGATTAAAGCATTGCCACGACGGTAAAAATCAGCATCATCATCGGACGAAATAGTTTCATCCGCTATCGCTTTTTTACAACCGCTTCCCTTCTTTTGAAAAGTTGCGCTAGTGCTTTATAAGCCGAAGCTTTCATTTCGTCATCGGTCAAGACATCGGCAGAACCAGCCACACGGCACGTATTAAACAATATCGCCAAACCTGTCATTTCCTGACCCTTTTTTGCATAATCCGCCAAAACTTGCAAATGCTCTAATGTTGGTTTTGTAAAGTACGTGGCGTGCGTTTGCTCATCATCGTCAATGGTAATGACCTCGTGAATGTATTTCGTGGCTTTTTGCGCTTTCAAAGCGGTCATTTCGCTATCGCTTAAATAGCTTATTGGATCCACAATAGTTTCGATTTCTTCTACAGCTTTATCTTCTGATTTCATTTTTTTTATATTAGTTGCTAGTTCCCCCTTCGGGGGCTAGGGGGCTTTATACATTCCAATCAATATGCGTACAAATAACTTCAACAGTTTGCTCGACTGTTTTATCTCCTTTTTTCACTCCTCTACCTACTTTCGTAAATTCGACATTGCGAATAATATCTTTGTAAATGCGAGTATTATACTCGTATTGCACAATAACATCGGTAGGAGCTACATCCTGCAAACGAGTACCCGGAGGCAAAGAATCCATAATGGCGATAACTTCCTCTTGGTAGAGTTTTAAAGTCATTTTAGCCATATAATCGCCTTCGCCAACACCTATCGGCATTCGTCCAGCTCCTTTGATGAGTTCTTTTTCGATAGAATCATCATACCCTAATTCACTAATCCCTTCAACATCCCTTCCGTAGAGGTTTAGAGTTACTGAGTTCCACCCAGCCATACGCCCAAAGGCGTTGATTAACGTTACTACTTTTGCCATCTTAATTCAATGATAAATCCACCTCAAATGTGTGAATGATTGCTCCTAATGTTACTGTCGTTTTAACCAATAAAGGCGTTTGATCGTTCGGGTTTTGTCCCCCTGGAATAACCAAGTCAAATCCGCTTATTTCTGCCGCTACAAGCATAGCCTGTAATGGTTTTTTACCAATGTTTTCCAAATCTGTAATAGCTGTATCCTTCAACTTGCCAGTTGTTGGATTGCGCTGGAACCAGCCACGTACTTTTGGTAAAAGAGCGTTTCTAATACCTAGAGCTGCTTTGTCCCAAACGCCGTTATTTTCGCCTGTAGAATAGTCTGAGGAAATGGCAATACAAGTTGGCTCACCATTTAGATAAACACCTGCAAAACCTTGAAAGCTTCCGGCAAAGATGTAGCCGTTTGTGGTCAATGTTGTTTTTTCGACATTCGTCAATGAGGAAACTTTCGTTCCATCACTCAAGGAACAGGACAACCACAAACCTCTCAAACTATCCGTCAATGGATAAGTCAATTCGCCTTTTCTATCATTAGGCTTTCTAATAATGTCTACAGAGCCTAAATTTTCGTTTACTTTTCGAGCGGCACGCATTCCTAGAATAGAACCCACTGCAGCATATTTAGCATAAGCCGCGTCAAGCGATGCAATGGCAGGATCCTGAGCAATAACTAAACTTACTTTTCCTGCGGAAAGAGTGCGTCTGGTAACTGCTGCTTTAGACTGATTTCGTGCCTCTAAATAAATTCCGTTTAAATAGATTTTATCTAGGAACAATTCATTGATGAATAGTTGACAAGCATTGATTTCAGCAGCTAGATCTAAAGCGACAACATCATCGTTATAAACGAATCCTATTCTTTTTGCATCAGTATGCTCTCTGAACATTGCTTTGGCTGCAGCACTTTCAAAAAACAACTTGGCAGTTGTTTTATCAGTTACTATCAGTTTCAAAGTTCCGTTTGGCGCAAGCCTGAAAAACTCCGAAATGTGGTAGTGAAGTAAAACCGCTTCGTTCGCATCATAAGCCGCATCGAAACCCAAGGCCTCAGCTGCTAAAACACTAGTAAGCTCAATTACTTCATTGGGCGTGTTCGTCAATGGATCACTGACAAACGCAACCAACGCCATAACGGCATCGGTTGACGCTTCCGAGCGGTTCAATCCGCCTTGGCCTTTGTTGATTATTACACCATCGAAAGTCCCCATTGTTACTCTTGATTAGGTGTTAATTCCACTTTTTTTGCAGCAAAAGCGGCAATAACTGTAGCTCTTTTTTCGCCTGCAGCTAGAATAGCATCTAACTCTTCAATAGTTTCTGCAGTAGCTGCAAAAGCGATTAATTCAGCTGCGGTTTTTTTGTCTCCAGTGTCTTCTTTTTTCTCTTCGATAACTTCGGAACGTTTTACCGTTACGAAGTCTTTATTGTGAATGCGAGCTCTGTCTTCTTTCAGGAAGGCTTGCGCATCTGGAGTGATAAACACCACTTTCGCTAAAGGGTATTGTTCGAATACTGCAATTGCAGCTGTTTTGATTTCTTGATTCATTTTTTACGTATTAAATGGTTTTAACAGTATTGTCGAGTTTATGAGCAAACAATTTTATAATTGTATCTACAGTTATAAAACGGGCCACAAATCGCAATATCCTACCCGCATTTGTAGTCGCAGGACTTTGCGAATATTGTTGTGCGGCTTGATCTAATGCCAATTTTATAATTGATGGAATTTCTTTTTTCATCTTATAAGTTTTTATATTCCGTTTTTGCATCAAAACTCGGACAGGCTTTTTTCACGTTTGGAAAATCTCTATGTCCTTGAATGATGGTTTTGGGAAATTTGGTTTTCAGCTCTTTTAACAACCTTAAAAGGGTTGCTTTTTGTGCATCTGTTCTAGTGTCTTTTGGGTTGTTCTTTTCGTCAACACCACCTATATAAGAAATATTGATAGTTTCAGAATTGAATCCTTTTACTCCGTTTGATACTAGAGAAATGTCCAACAAATGAGTTATTTCGCCATTAGGCTTAATTATAAAGTGGTAGCCGGGCATTTTCCATCCTAGATGTTCACGCCAATATTTTTGAATGTTTTCAACGGTTGCCCTTTGGGCTGTGGCGGTGCAATGCACGGCTATAAACTTTATAGTTCTCATTTTGATTTTAGATTTTAGATTTTAGACTTCAGATTAATCTAAAATCTGAAATCTAAAATCTACAATTTCTATTTATGCTACACCATCAATAACAGCTGCCAAACCTTGGTCTTGGATTGCAAAACATCCAAAGTACAAGTCATATCCTACCACTGATTTTCTATTTTCAGGGTCTGCTTTTCTATCTCTGGCGAAACGGTCAACAGTTCCTTTCGCTTTCACACAGCTTAATTTGTGGAAAATAATAGACGAAGTTCTACCAGCGGTTACACTATCAAAAGCCAATTTTACTTTTGTGGTAGCGTGATAGGTTGGTGTATACACTTCCTCATAGATTTTGAATCCATAATAGCTCATCGCTATCGCACCATCCACACGGTTTTGGTATCCTTTTTCGAATACGGAATCTTCAATCAACAAATCGTTAGCGTGAGTAGAACTCATTACCCAGATACGTCCTGTTTTTGGGACACTAGCTTTGTCTAAGGCTGCTTTCAATCTGATCACATCCGCTTTTACTAATCTTCTACGAGTTCCGTCTAATGGTCCTGTAGTTTCAAGAACCGGAGTACTTGCAGAATTGGATACAGGAGAAATAGAATACAAAGCATGTTCTGTTACCTTGATTTCCAACTCCTCTTTCAATTCCATATTAATATCCCCTTCCTTATCATAAGCAATCGCATACAACTCATCTTGCGTTACGTGTCTGTTTTCGGTAGAATATTTATTAAGGGAAACAACTACTTGTTCGTCATCTCTTCCGCTAGACACCATTGGGTACACAGTATTATTAATCAGTACTACCGGTGCGCTATCGCCTTTACGTTTTGGAATCTTAATAGCGTTATTGCCTACCCAATTGTCCTTACTTGTAACCTCTGAAAGCCAAGTTCCTAAACTTCTAAATTTGGTCAAAATGAATTTCTCGTTCAACTCGTTCAATAAATCGCCGTCGACGATGGAAACACCACAAGTGTGTAGTTCCGCTTTTACTTCTTTGTCAACACTAAACTTGACATTTCCCGCTATGGATACTACTGATAACAGTAACATCACTAATACTAATCCGATTTTTTTCATAATTCTAATTATTGGTTTTTGTTTTACTTTTTTACTTCTAATGATGCGATGTAAGCCGCCTTGAAAGCGTCAGGATCTTCTGTTGCCATTGTTTGCTGTTCTGCTTCGGTCAATTCGGCAAAGGCTTTTGTTTTTCCGTCTGATCCTGGAGTAATAGCATCAGAAACTTTTCCTAGTGCTGTCAAACCTCCTATGTAGGCTTCACAACCGGCATAATCTGTTTTAGCCCAAGTTTTCAAGCTTTCGCCTTGAGTAGCGTTTACTTTTTTAACAGCGATTGCACCGTTAATCAAAGTATCTACTTTGGCTGTAGTGTCTGCCGTTTCTTTCGCAGCCTTTTCGGCTTTCAATCCAGCAACTTCCGCAGCCGCTTGTTTGTTGGCTTGAATGGTTGCTTTGATTGTTTCTTCGGAAGCATCTTCCGGTAGCCCTAAGGATAGGGCAAGGATTTTTTGATCCATAGTTTTAAAAGGTTTTTTGTGATTTGTAATTCTCGGAATGTTAGGAGATCCACAGGCTTTAAACAAAGCTTTAGTCTCTTTAGTAATCGGCGCACTTTTTTTGATAATGCCCGTAATAAATTTTTGATCTAGTGCCTCTTGTGCGGTGAGCCAAACATCGCCTTTTGCCCAATTTGCCTCAATATCTTCTACAGGAATACCCGTTTTAGCCGAATAAAGTTCTTTGTATTGGTTGGATAGGTTTTGAAGTAATTTCAAACCTGATGCAATCTCGTTTTCGTTTCCGCTCAATCTTGCCGATGGTTTATGATACATAAACTGTCCGTTTTCTGCCATTTCAAAACTATCCAGTTCCACAGCCAGCATCGTTGCCGCTGACGCAACTATCGCACCGCCAAAACCTTTTTTTACTCCAGTAAAGCGTTGGATCTGATTGTGAATTTCGGCAGCCTGAAAAACATCGCCACCTGGTGAGTTGATATAGACATCGACATCTTGAATTCCTGCAGCAATAAAATCGTCAATTTTTGAAGTGATTTCTTCCGAGGAGTTATTCCAGTCATATATAATCCCCGAAATCTTTATTTCGGCAGTAGTGCCTTTAGCCTCCGCCGTAATCAATAAAGGATATGTTTGCGCCAAAGCTGTAAAAGCCGATGCCGTTAGTCCGGTGCCGCCTGTGCCAATTATCAATATGTGTTTACTCGGGTTAATCATTTAATTTTTTCGCTATTTGTTAGGGCAAAATTTGAATTATTTCAGAGGGTAAAAAAATCATAAATCTATCATCAGGAGTATATTCCTATTGACTAGGAGTATATTCCTGATGATAGAAAGTACTTACTATTGAATTGCTATTGATGTTGCAATTTTGTGAAGTAATCAAAGTAGCAATGGCAAAAATAAGAGAGCAAAATCTCGCAGAGGATTTATACATAAAAGGCAAGAAAACTGCCAAAGAGATTGCCCAATTAGTTGGAGTGACCGAAAAAACCATTGGCGATTGGATAGAAAAATTCAAATGGAAAGAACGGCGTAATGCCTTATTAGGATCACAGCAAAATGGATTAAAAAATATCAATAGCCTGATTGATATGTATGCAGAAAACTTGGTAGCAATGGAAAGCGATCCCGATGCCAAACAAGACCAAAAAACAAAGCTGGTAGATGCACTGGCAAAACTCAACAAAGCCAAAGACGGCTTTGAAAAAGAATACCGAATTCCATATAACACCTATATCAATGTGATGGATTTAATTATGAGCGATATGCTGGTAAAAGTGAATCCAAAAATTCATTTGGAAATTATGGAATTCTTTGAAAATCATACTAACGAATTAGCCCTTAAATACTAATTAAATTATGTTTAAAATCATATTAAACTTATTGTTCGCTAGAGCGACAACTAAAGAATGGCAATTACAAATAGGCGCACATCTTATAAAAAAAGGATGCGGCTTTCACATTGGACAAATCATTAAAGAAAAAAGGCTATACGGAAAACGGTATCGCGTAAAAGTGATAACAGGACTTTTTTATGACTTTAATACAAACAAAATCAATCACACGGCCGAAAACAAAGTTTTAGACGCAGATTAATGAAAAACGTTGATAAAATAGCGCAAAAACGGTTTCTTGAAAAGATAAACCTCATTCGTGCCTCGGGTGGTTCTGTTGATCCCAACGAGACAAAGGAGCAAAAGCTCGCACGTATTGAGAAAGCTTCAAAGGATTACCGTTTTATGGTTAATTATTACTTTCCTCATTATGCCACGTCAGATTGTGCCGACTTTCATATTGAATTTGCCAATATGGTTGCCAAAAACAAAGTCTTTAAAGGTTTTGCCGAATGGGGTCGAGGTTTGGCAAAATCCGTTACAACGGATATTCTTATTCCATTTTGGTTGCACTATCTAAAAAAAGAACCAATGTACTTGGTCATCATTGGAAACAATGAAAAAAAATCCATTCAATTGCTGGCTGATATTCGGGCAGAATTAGAAAACAACCCTAGAATTATTGCCGATTTTGGCGAACAAAAAAACCTAGGCAGTTGGGAGGAAGGTTTCTTTACAACAAAAAGCGGTTTTATAGGTCAAGCTTTAGGTATAGGACAATCAGTAAGAGGTTTGAGGGTTCAGGATAAACGCCCGAACTATTTAGTTCCTGACGATGTTGAAACTAAAGACACCATTAAAAACGAAAAACGTCAAGACGATGTGGTCGAATGGATGTTATATGATTTAATCCCCACAATGGACGGAGATATTAGACGATTTCTACTATCTAACAATGCGGCTTTCCCGATTATGATTGGAAAGAAATTACAAATTTTAAATCCAAGTTGGAAAGTCCATCACATCAAAGCTTATGATAAAGTGACTTATGCGCCAAGGTGGAAAGAAAAATACAAACCTGATTATTACAGAATATTAGAGCAAGAAATCGGGATTTTGCCCTGTTTAGCAGAATACAATAATGAGCCACACGTAAGAGGAAAGATTTTTACGGAGGAGTTAATCCAGTGGTGCAAATTACCCCGATTAGACCATTTCGAGCATATTGTCGCACATTGGGATGTTGCATACGCTGGGACGGCTACAGCAGATTATAATTCAGTTAGAATTTGGGGATTAAAAGACAAACAATTCTATTACATCACCTCCTTTGTCAAAAAAACAAAGATGCGTGCCGCAATTGAATTTATGGCAGATTATCAAAAGGAATTGCCAAACAATGTAAGAGTGCATTGGCGATTTGAAGCGCAGTTTTGGAACGATGAAGTTGAGAGAACCATCCGAGAGGTCGAGGAAGCTTTTCAAATTGATTTACGAATGACAAAGGTTGACAATCCCCGAATCAAAAAGTATGATCGGATTGTATCCATCCATCCCTATTATCAAAATGGGCGTGTATGGTGGAACGAAAAAATGAAAAGCCATAGCGATACCCAAGTAGGCAAAGCCCAACTTTTAGGTATAGAACCGGGTTATCACGGACACGATGACGCACCCGATGCCGATGAGCAATGTATAAGCTTTTTATCAAAACATATTTACGAAAAGTCAAAAGGAGGCAAGCCAATGACTGGAAGAGTTGAACGAAAACACGTATATTAATGGCACTATATTTTTTAGAAAAAAAGGACTTAATCGCTCAAATATTTGAGGATTATCTTGACGATAGCATCGAAGACGATTTAGAAATACTAGACACCGTAGAACTCGAAAACATTGCCTTAATGAAAGGTAAGTTAAGAGATCGCTATGATGTGGCTAAAATATTCCTAACTAGTGAAAACTATGAAGACAAACCATTAGTAAAAAAGGTGCTTTGCGCCCTGGTTAATTATAGCATTGTAAAAAGGAACAAAGCCCGTAAAATTCCGACCACTTTTAGTGAGGAATACAAATGGGCGATGTTATGGTTAACAGATGTAAAGGACGGTAAAGAAACGCCCGCCTTTCCTGTACTGGAGGTTACTCGAAAAGAAGTAAAATGGGGGAATAGTAAGAATCAAGATTTATATATATAATTATGGGACAAGGAGCAAAAGTAGGCAGATCCTACGACACTAGACCGTCTAATATCATATTGCCAAAAAGCAAAAACTTATCTGTTCAAACGATCAAGAAATGGAAAGATGCTTTGACCTTGGCACAACTTGCCGAAAACGCCAATCGCAAGCCCTATATTGAACTTTGCGACAGTATTTTATTAGATAGTCATTTAGCAGCTGCTATTGAAACGCGGGTATTAAAAATAAAGCAATCCAAGTTCAAGCTCGTAGATGCCTCAGGCAAATCGAACCCCGAAATAAACAAGCTGCTTGAGCAACCTTGGTTTAATTCCTTTATCTACCACGCCATTATGGCCAAGTTTAGAGGCACAACTGTTTTAGAGCTTTGGGACTTGAACCCAGAAACTATGGAGTTGGCAAACGTGAACTTTATAGAGCAGGAAAATCTTATTCCTGACAAAGGACTTATTGTAAAAGAAAACGGAGACGAAAAAGGCTACTCCTACAAAGAAGATCCTTTAAAACCGTTCTATATTCAAATAGGCAAAAACAAGGATTTAGGAATCCTAAAAGACGTGGCACCCGATGCGCTAACCAAGAAGTTTGCCAAAGCTTCGTGGGCTGAATTTGTCGAAAAATATGGTATTCCACCACGCTGGGTAACCACAGATAGTTACAGCGAAAGCCGTGAGAACGAACTAGCCGATATGATGGCCAATATGGTAAGCAACCACTGGGCAGTCTTGAAAGGCAATGAGAAAATCGAAGTAATGAACTCCACAGGTGCGAGCTCTTATGAAATTTTCGATAAACTGATAGACCGCATGAACTCTGAAATGACTAAGAGAATTCTAGGTCAGGACGGCACGACCGATTCCAATGCTAAAGGGACTTATGGCAGCTTAAAGGTAATGCAAGGCGTGTCCGATGACCGTCACGACGCCGACAAAACGGATATTAAAGACGTCATCAACTCGGAATTGATTTGGCGTTTGCAGTTGATTAGCCCTATTTATGGTGTGTTGAAAAACTACACTTTCGACTGGGATGATTCTAAAGAAATGACCCCTGCAGAAATTGTGGAAATGGTCAAAAATATTTCTGCAGCTGGTTTTGAAGTCGATGCAAAATTTATCACTGACAAAACTGGAATTCCTATTGTGGGGTTAAAACAAGAGCCAACAACCCTTTTACCAACTTTGGAAAAGACTCAAAAAAAAAAGTCTCAAAAGTTACAGCCAGTAGCTTTCTACAGAACGAAATTATAGCGTTTTACAATCACAAATGCGACCACGAACACGACACACTTGTAGCTCCTCCC